GTTAACAGTAAACTTACAGTATCTGGTAATACACAAATTATTTCAATTAAAAACATTGACTTTGCTGCGGCTGGTAATATGAGTATTGCAAATGGTGGTACATTCAAACATACATCAACCGGCGCTGCTAACGAAGAGTTTCAGTCAACATCTTCAATGACATTTACTGGTGTTGCCACAAGAAAATACAATGCGAAGTCTTCTATTGATTATAATGGTGATGCTCATATTCGATTCGATGGTGACAAGTACGAACACATCGGCGCTGACACATACAACTTTACTGTTGGTGGTAAGGTCGATCACACAAATACAGTTGCTCCAGCAAGAACTGGTGCAGTTGATACAGATGCTAATACAGTGGATGATCTATAATGGCTAAATTAGAACTTTGTGGTATAAGTTTAAAACTACAAGCATTAGATGACGCACAAAAAGCAATTGAAGATGCTCTTGCAGAACTCACATCAGGAGCAGGTGGTATTGCTGATGCAATTGGCGACCTCCAAAATCAACTTGGAAGTGCTCTTGATGATGCTCTTGCTGACTTAGAAAATTTAATCCCAGAAATTAAAGCAGAGTTTCCTAATCTTCAGAAAGAGATTAATGAGTTACTCAATTTAATGGCTGATCCATTTAAAGCATTAGAAATACAGAAACAGATTGATAAGATTCGAGAATTGTTTGGTGATATACCAACATTTGATGTAGATAAAATTCTCAGTGAAATAACAGGAGGATTGAGTGAGATTGAAGGTGGATTAACAAACTTTGTTGGTGATATCACAAAAGCATTAGGCGATCTTGCAGGTACATTATCAAGTTTCGATCCGTGTAAGTTAGTTCCAAATATTGATGGCGAACCACAATATGACGAGTTTGGTGATATTATTGGTTATGAATATGTAATAAAAGGAACTGCACCGGAAGCACCAGTGGTAGATGCTGTTAAACTACCAGCACCACCAGCACCAAAACCTGTTGAAGAAGTAACTCCAGCGGTTGAAAAAAACGAAGCAAAAGAACCTATTACTCCTGAATTAAAAGAAGCAACTGAAACAAATACACCACCAGCAACTGCTGTTCAACCACCTACTCCACCAGAAACCATCAGAGTTAGATTACGTCCTGAATTTGGTTTATGTTTGCTTCCTAAATCAAGCAAACCAATTGATAAAATTTTTATTAAAACAGAAGCACCAGATGGTAGTGGTTTTTTCTGGAAACCAAAAGGTTATTCTACTCAATTAGAGTTTGAGGCTTGGTTGTATATGACAGTTCGTGGTTTTGCTGTGTCGTGCAAAACAAATCTTCAAACAATTATTAAAAAGAACGAAGAAGGATCAATACCGGATGACATAGGACAAGACCTTGTAGATAGTATAACACAACGTCTCAAAGACTGTGTTGCTTTTCTTAAAGCTGATGGTGAATCTAATTTAACACAAGCAACTAAGATTTCTAAAGACGTCTATTCCGTTTCAGTTGAGCAAGCTAAGTTAAGTTGGTGCCCTAAACCTGAAGGTGAATGGCTTGGCAACTTTGGAATAAAAGCTGATTAATCTTTATAAATAATAAAAACAAAGAGAAGATAGATGCCTGAACTTAAACAACCAGTATTCAAAGATATTCCTCTGAGTTTTACTGCTCATCCAGTCACTGGTAATGTGAAAGCATTAGTCAATCGTGATGCCGTGAAACAAAGCGTAAAAAATATTGTTTTGACTAACTTTTATGAACGACCATATAGTCCAAATCTTGGTGGTAATATTCTTTCTCAGTTATTTGAAAATATGGATTCTATTACACAATATGAGATTTCAACGAATATTCGTCAGGCATTAGATAACTACGAACCAAGAGCAATTATTGATGATATTGTAACAGATTTTTTTGAAGATCAAAATGCAATTAACGTAACAATTACATTCCGTGTGAGAAATGATGTAAATCCAATTTCGGTAAATGTTCTTTTAGACAGGGTGCGATAGATGGCAGCTAATTCAGCAATCAGTGTAACAAGTCTCAACTTCGACAATATTAAGGAGTCGATGAAGACTTATATTGCTTCGAAGCCAGAGTTTACCGACTATAACTTTGAAGGCTCAACAATCAGTATGTTGCTTGATCTTCTTGCATACAACACATATCAAAATGCGTTTTATACAAGTATGGTCGGTAACGAGATGTTTCTTGACTCTGCTTTGCTAAGAGATAGTGTTGTATCACGAGCAAAGATGTTAAACTACGTTCCTCGCTCTGCTCGTGGCGCAAGCACAACACTTACTGTTGAAATCACACCAACTGGTGCTCCTGATTCAGTCACAGTCGCAAAAGATTCTGAGTTCTCTGCAACAATTGATGGTGAAGCGTATAAGTTTGTTACTCCACAAGCATATTCTTTTTCTTCAACTGATAACTATTCTGGTACAATTACAATCACAGAAGGTCGTCCAGTTACTCATCGGTTCACAGTAAATACTAACTCACCTGTTCGTTACATTCTTCCAAACGAAAATGTTGATACAACATCAATTACTGTTGACGTTCAGACTTCATCTTCCGATGCAAGTTCAGTTCGATATAATCTTGCAAGTGATATTACTGAAGTTCAAGCGAATAGTGCAGTGTACTTCTTACAGGAAGTTGAAGATAGTCAATATGAAATCACATTCGGTGATGATGTGATTGGTCAAGCACCTGTCGATGGCAATATTGTTATTGCTAACTATCGAATCTGTAATGGTACGGATGGTAATGGTATTAGTTCTTTCACAAGCCCATCAACACTTGGTGGTTCTTCTACGTTTACAACCTTAGTCAATGCTGCTACATCTGGTGGTGCAAATAACGAAACGATTGAATCAATTAAGTTCAATGCACCAAAGAACTATGAAACACAGAACCGTGCTGTTCTTGCCGAGGATTATAAACGTCTTATTCTTCGTGACAACGGTGATGTTCAATCAATCAGCGTTTGGGGTGGTGAAGAAAACAATCCTCCAATCTATGGCAAGGTATACATTTCTATCAAACCAACGATTGGTAATACAATTTCTTCTCAGAGAAAAACAGAAATCACAACTGAACTCAAAAAATATAATGTGCTTTCAATTGACCCTGAGTTTGTTGATGCTACATTCTTATACATTCGTCCAACTGTTGAAGTTCGATACGATTCAAAAACAACTACATTGACTGGACCACAGGTTCAAACAAAAGTATTGAATGCTATTACAAACTTTGAAAGCACAAAACTTGGCACGTTTGATAATAAGACATTCCGTTATTCTCAGTTTGTAAAGGCAATCGATGCCGCTGATTCTTCGATTGTAAGTAACCTAACTACAATTCGAATTGAAAAGAGATTTGTACCAAGTCTTACAAACTCTACAACATATAACGTATCATTTAGCAACGCTCTTCATAATCCACATCCGGGTCATCGATATGCGATTAGTTCAAGTGCCTTTACATATCGAGGTAATACATCATATTTTGATGATGATGGTAGTGGTAATCTTCGTATTTACTACATTGCTGGTTCAAATACAAGAGTGTATACAAATGAAACTGCTGGTGTAGTAAACTATAGAACTGGTCTTGTGACCATCAACGCTTTCTTACCGAGCGCATTTGTTGGATCATCTCTCAGTATTTTTGCTGACTCTGCTGATGATGATGTCAACGCTATCCGAAATCAAATTCTTCTTATTGCTGGAGCGAATGTAACACTGATTGATGATGCTACTACATTAGTTGCTGCTACAACAGTTACAGCAACGACAAGCGGTGTTACAACAGAAATTCCAGGATCCAATCCACCTGCATTGGTATACTAAATGTCTACAGATAAGAAAATATCAACGCTCGTTGAGCAACAGTTTCCTCAATTTGCTCGTGACGATGGTCCTAACTTCGTTGCGTTTGTGAAGGCTTATTACGAGTGGACCGAGCAAGCAAACAACGTCATTGATGTTTCTAAGAATCTTCGAGAATATCAAGACATTGATACTACGTATGACAAATATCTTGAGTATTTTCATCGTGAAGTATTAGGTTCAATACCACGTGCTACACTTACAGACCGAAAGAAACTTGCAAAGCATATTAAAGATATGTATCGTGCTCGTGGGTCTGAACTCTCTTATCGTCTTTTATTCCGTCTGCTTTATAACGAAGAGATTGAATTTTATTATCCAGGCGAAGATATTCTTCGTGCTTCAGATGGTCGTTGGGTTAAAGAAAATACAATTCGCCTTGGTGTACCGAGAGTTGGATTAGTTACACAGTTTGCAAATGAAAATATTACTGGACTAACATCTGGTGCTACTGCAAAGGTAGATAGAATTGTCGGTGGTATTTCTGGCGGTGCTATTGTTGATGAACTCTATCTTCTTGACATTGTAGGTACATTCCAAGATAACGAAAGAGTTGCTCTTGTAAGCAACAACGATGTCTACGCTACTATCTTTGCTGGTGCTGGTCCACTACAATCGATTCAAATTACACAGGGTGGTGCGTTTCACCAGAAAGATGATATCGTTACCTTAACAAGTGCATCTGGTACTGGTGCAATTGGTGGTGTAACAGCAACAAACGATACAAGTTCTGTTCAATGGTCGCTTGATGATGGTGGTTCTGGATATACAGCCAACGCAACGATTACAATTACTGACAATGGTGGTTTTGGAACATCGTTTGCTATTACAGGAATTTCAAATACAGAAGTTATTGCATTAAACACAGATACAATCGAGCCATTTCAAAATGTTGTTTTAAATACAGGACCAACGTTTGTTTCTGCTGGTGCAAATACTTCTTCGGTATCTGCAAATCTTGCAAGTGCAAACTCATCTTCTGTTTTATCATCTGTATTATCTTTTGCTAATAATACTGTGGGAACGATTAGTTCGATTACAACTACTAACTATGGTTATGGCTATGCAACATTACCAACAGCATCTGTAATTCAACAAAATATTTTTAATGCTAACATCCCAGATGGAAACGATGGTATTAAAGGTGCCAATGCAAGAATTAGTGCTGACCATGCTCCAGGCGCAATCACATCAGTTAATGTGTCTACTTTTGGTACAAACTACAGTAAGTTTGATGAAGTTACCGTTGCTAATTCAACACGCTCTGGTACACAAGACGCTAAAGGTAATCCTGTAACTTCTGGTGTTATCAATTATCCAGGAAAATATACTGACACTAAAGGTTGGTTGAGTTGGAACAATAGATTACAAGATAACTTCTACTATCAAGAATATTCATATGAAATTCGTTCAGACCAGTTCACTAACACATACCGTAAACTTGTCAACGAAATTGTTCATCCTGCTGGTACAAAGATGTTTGGTCGTATCAGATTATTCTCTGATGTTGAACCTCCTGTTGTAACAATTGATACAGATGATACAAGAACACTTAAAGTTATTTCTGAAATTGAAATTGATATTCCAACAGCAGTGTCAGATTCTGTGGATTCATATATTGATACCGCAGCAAATACAACACCAACAATTGAACGTCTATCACTTGTTGAACCTACACTTGGTGACATTGAAACAAATGTATTTACATTCTCTCCAGGTACAGGTGATCTGTTTATATACAATGACCCAACAATCAACACATATGCATCAGAAGCAATTCTAACTTATGCTAATGTAGCGGTATC